GTTGATATTGAGGCTGTAGCAGCCGCGGTTGATGTGATTGTAAAAGTTGTTGTACTAGGAACTGTGATTATCTGAAACTTAACATCTTCAAAATTAGAAGCACTAAGACCTGTGCCGCTTGGTAAAGTAACACTATCTAATTGTACAATGTCACCTGCATTTGCACCGTGAGCAGAACTTGTAGTAATAGTAACAGAGGCTGACTCATCTGTTGTAGCCATCGTTGAAGAAGTCAAAGAACTTTTAATAGGTGTGATGTCAAAGAGTTGACCTTCAAAATATAATAATAAAAACTTATCCGTTCCGAGGGCCACGTACCTGTTGCCATCTAAATCTGTAAAAGGGTGTTGTGCCCTGACAACACCGACTATCTTATCAGGTAAAAGAGAGGACCAACCTCCTACCTTTTCTGGTAGACCATAACGAAATCGTACGTTATTGGAATCAACAAAACGACGTTCAGCACCTTTAGTGGTGTCTTGTTTGTCTATGCCAGGTAAGAAGTCTAGGGTTACGAGAGCCATTTACTCTCCTTAGACTTTATCTTTGTATGCCCAACCACGAGTCGCGTTTAAGAAGACTAGTGTAAATGCAGACCCATTTGTTGATACAACTAAATTAGAAGCAGCTCCTAATATATTAGAACCGTTCCTTGCAATTGTTAAATTATTAGAACCAAAGGACCCTTTTGCATCTATGAAGGTAACTTCATTACCAACACTAGGAGAAGCAGGGAGTGTTACTTGTCTTGCCGCTGCACTTGTGTCTATAATTAATTGATCATTATTTACTGCCACATAGTTTCTAGCAATTGAGTGATAGCCCTTCTCTACTGTTAATTGAACTATGTTTGTTCCGTCAGAGTAGACAATCATCTTTGAAGCGACCGGCATTGTTACGCCTGTGCCTGATGCTGTCTTAAAAGTTAAAGTATAGTCACTAGTGCTTCTTGATGTGCCGTCCTCTATTAGATACATCTTTTCTATAGAGTCAGGAACGGTAACACTTCTATTAGCGGCCAAAGTGCCTGTAAATTTAATGATCATGTTACGCCCGTTAGAAGAGGCGCCATTACTGATTGTTAAAGTTTGGTCTGAGGATGCTACATCTAAAGATAAATAACCACCCACAGCTTCTTCTACTAATTGTAGATTCGTGTTGGTTGTAGATCCCCATAGACCTGCTTTTTCACCCGTAGCAATTAATTCAAATTTTTGTGATGTAGAAAATGTCGATGCCATACTGCCTCCAAATTTATATTATGTTTCCACGTTTGTCCATGTTTGACTTGCGTTGGTGTTAATGTCATTCCAAGTAATAACACCTGGTCCATTAACAGTTGCTGTCAATAAGTTAGTGCCTAGAACCTCTACTGCTTTTGCTACAATAGTCACAGAGCCTACTCCCACGGTCCCCGCTAAGTTGGTCGTGACTGCCACATCAGCAGCCGCCTTTGGTGTCATAGAACCAAGGCTCGATGTGACTGCGTTGCCACTGACAGTGACATTGGCTGCTCCAACAAAAGTCAGATCACCAATAGAGATGTTGCTTACATTAGTTCCTGGAGTAATATCAGCATTAGCCTCAATCGCTGAAATATCACCTAAGCTTATTGTAGCTTGAATACCCTCTAGATTTACCGGTTGATGAGTAGATTCACCAAAAGCAAATTCAGCAAAAGAGGATATGCCGAACATTTATTAACTACTCTTATCTGCTATTAACTTATTTTTCCAAGTTGTTTTGATTGAATCAGTCCACACAGCGTTTGCTACTGCCTGTACTTCTGCGTCTTCACCTGAAATATTAGTTGCAACCAAATTATCACTAGCGTCTAAAGTTCCAGGATGTAATACATGTCTGTGTCTGCTTCTACTAATCTCTACGCTATCTTCTTTGATAACAGTATCAGTAGCAACTTGAACAGCTTTGTATTCTCCTACGACCTCTATTTTAACTATTTCTGTTTCTTTTGTTATTGCCATTGTTTACTCCTTAACTTGCTGTTGTGTATTGTGCCGAAATCATTACATATACATTACTTGCTAAATCGTCTATTTGTACATGAGTTCTTGCTTCATCTATAGCATCATTCATTTCAGCTATTGCCATATAAGTTGAACTCGCTTCAACATAAGGCGTTACCTCATTTTGATAAGATGCTTGTATTCTCATTCTATCAAATATCATTGAGCCTGTGCCTCTATCATCTGAAGTGAAAGGTAATCCTCTTATATTAAAATTACCACCACCACCGCTTATTGAAGAAGTATATACAACACAATTTATAAAAACTCTGTTTCCAATTTTCGTGTACCTTCCTTGTTGCGTGTTGAAACTTACACTAGGATCACTACTAGCTCCACCTACTGTAGGTGTCCAGTTTCCCTCTTCATAATCATTCAGTAAATTAGCTGCAGTAGCAGATGTGACACCTAAATGTATTCCAGTACCCGATCTTACAAAAGTTAAATCTCCATCTGTTTCTAATTGTAAAGATTCAGTATTATTTACAAAAAATTCAATAGGTTGATTTTCTCTTTGATTTAAAATAACTTTTCCAGTTGAATTATCCACTAAAATGTCAAAACCGTCAGAAGTAGATGTTCCTGTGGTGTTATTTGACATATGTATGTAAGGCTGAGTATCATCATGAACATGAAAAGTTCTAGCAGCGGAGGCAATACCAACACCTACTTTACCGTTTGTAATATGCATGGTGTCAGTGCCACCTGCTTTAAAGTCAATCTGATCATCTGTATCTGCATGAATACTTGAATCACCATCGACATCTAAGATTAACTCTTCACCATTGATATCTCTGTTCATGGGTCCACCCACTGCACCAGATATTTCTACAATAAAGATTGAATCTCCACTAGCAGGGGCTGTGGTAAAAGAAATTTGTGTACCACCTGTAGCTAGTGTATAGTCTGTTCCCGGTCTTTGAACAACACCATTTTTAGATACTAATAATTGTGCAGGTGAACCTACTTGTGTACCTAGATTAAAAGCAGTAGTAGAACTATTAAAAGTTCCACTAAATCCTAAATCTGTAAAGGTTCCGTTTTTAATTGATTGTCCTATATATGCCATATTATTCTCCTGG